TCTCGGTGGCGACTGCGAACTTGAAACCATGATTCGCGCCCTAAAGTTCATCACAAAGGTACTGGAGCAGGAATCGGAGGAGGTGTACGACTGATGTTTACCCTCTACAGTTCAGATTTAATTGGGAACCCAAGCAACTGCTCCTATCCTCACAAAAATGTAATTATTAATGCCGACAGTCTAAAAACCGCCGTCTGCCATGACTATGTCTGTGCAGAATATAAAAACCACTACAGGAATGGTGACAACTTTATCTCCGCTGACTGCCTTCCGGTAGACTGCGACAATGACCACTCGGAGAATCCGAAAGACTGGGTTACCCCAAAGAATGTCATGGACGCCTTTCCGGGAGTCAGTTTTGCCGTTCATTACAGCCGTTTCCATAAACGTGAGAAAAGCGGAAAACCCGCGAGGCCGAAATTCCATGTGCTTTTCCCGATTGACCGCGTGACCGATGCCTCACTCTACAGCGATATGAAGAAACTGGTCAATTCCATCTTTCCGTATTTTGATACAAAAGCTCTGGATGCAGCGCGCTTTTTCTTTGGTACAGCGGATTCCAATGTCGAGCTCTATCCCGGCCGCATGAATCTTACAGAATTCCTGAACGGTGAGGATTTTGACAAGAATCTGTCCGGCGGCTATGAAAAGGATTCTGTTATCCCAGAAGGCAGCCGCAACGCGACGATGTCCCGCTTTGCCGGTATTGTCATTAAGAAATACGGTGATACAGACACTGCTTACCAGAGCTTTCTTGAAGAAGCTGCAAAGTGCAATCCACCACTTGAAGTCGGTGAGCTTAACACAATCTGGCACAGCGCCCAGCGCTTTTATTCCAAGATTAGCAAGGAGAATGGCTACGTTTCTCCGGAAGTTTACAACGATGAAAACAGCTATAAGCCGGATGATTTTTCCGACGTCGGTCAGGCCGAAGTGCTCGCAAAGTACTTTTCGAACGAGCTCCGCTACTCCCCAGCCACGCATTTCATCCGTTACAGCGGCCACTACTGGCAGGAAACGGAGCCGGGTGCGCAGGCAGTCGCGCATGAATTGACCCGAAGGCAGATGAAGGAATCAGAAAAAGGCATGATGGAAACCTTGAAAAAGCTGAAGGACACCGGTGCCCAGGACATCCTCGACAATACATCAAAAACAAAAGCCGCGCAGCTCATGAGCAATGAGCAGATGCAGGCTTATCAGAATTTTCTCACCGCAAAGGCCTATCGGGATTTTGCAATCCGCCGCCGGGATTCCAAGAATATCACCGCAACGCTGAAAGAATCGCATCCGATGCTGGAAATCTCGCCGCGGGATTTGGACGCAGACTGCTTTCTTCTCTGCACGCCGGAGGCGACTTATGACCTCAGAAAAGGCATGGCCGGTGCGCGGGAACATTCAGCGGATGACTTTATCACAAAAATTACGTCCGTCTCGCCCAGTTCGAAAGGCGAAAAGCTCTGGCTGGACTGCCTTGACCTCATTTTTCAGAAGAATCAGCAGCTTATCAATTACGTCCAGATGATCTGCGGCCTTGCCGCTATCGGAAAAGTCTATGTGGAAGCACTGATTATTGCCTATGGTGACGGACGGAACGGGAAGTCAACCTTCTGGAATTCGGTGTCCCGTGTGCTCGGCCTTTACAGCGGAAATATCTCCGCCGATACCCTGACCGTCGGATGCCGCAGGAACATCAAGCCGGAAATGGCTGAGGTCAAAGGAAAACGGCTTCTCATTGCTGCAGAAATGCAGGAAGGCGCGAGACTCAATGACTCAACAATCAAACAGCTCTGCTCTACGGATGACGTATTTGCAGAAAAGAAATACAAAGACCCGTTCTCTTTCAAGCCCTGCCATACTCTCGTACTCTATACCAACCATCTGCCGCGTGTCTCAGCATCGGATGATGGTATCTGGCGCAGGCTTATTGTCATTCCGTTTGGTGCCAAGATTGAAGGCAATACCGACATCAAGAATTATGGCGAGTATCTCTATGAAAACGCTGGTGGAAGCATTCTGGCTTGGATCATTGAAGGTGCAAAGAAAGTAATCGCGCTCGACTACCAGATTCCAGTTCCCGACTGTGTGGCGAAAGCCATCAATGAATACCGCAGTCAGAATGACTGGTTCGGGCATTTTCTTGAAGATAAATGTGAAGCCGGCCCTTCATTTAAGGAAAGCTCCGCGGCCCTGTACCAAGCGTACCGGAACTATTCTCTCGACTGTAACGAATATGTTCGCAGCACTGCGGATTTCTATTTTGCTCTGGAGAAGGCTGGATTTGAACGGCTGACGCTGAATCGAAAACGCTATTTTAAGGGCCTTCGCATTCGTGAGGATACCGGCGCCGAGGAGGATTTTCTGAAATGAATGGCACCGATGACAAGGTGTATCAACCTCTCTGCACAGACTTTTCTATAGGCCATAAAAAATCATATAAGAAAAAGTTCGTGCAGCTACCTTGATACACCTTGCACTTGGCCTATTTCATGCAATTATAGAGGTCTTTGAATGAATGAAAAACAGATAGAAAACAAATTAACGCTGGCAGTTAAAAAGGCAGGCGGTATTGCGCCAAAGTTCGTGTCTCCGGGTTTTGCGGGAATGCCAGACCGCATCGTCTTATTACCTGATGGCCTTATCGCCTTTGTGGAACTGAAGGCACCCGGAAAGAAACCGCGCCCGCTCCAGTTGGCAAGGCACCGGCTGCTTCGGTCGTTGGGCTTTAAAGTATATGTGATCGACAGCGTAAAGCAGATTGGAGAGATGCTGGATGAACTTCAAGCCACATGATTATCAGAAATATGCTATAGACTATATCGAAACGCATCCTATAGCTGCGGTTCTCCTCGATATGGGCATTGGCAAAACTGTAATCAGCCTGACGGCCATCGAAGACCTGTTGTTCGACAGTTTTGAAGTTCACCGGGTCCTCGTCGTCGCACCGCTCCGCGTCGCCCGCGATACATGGCCCGCTGAAATCAAGAAATGGTCGCACCTTAAAGACCTGACCTATTCTGTTGCAGTAGGAAATGTAAAAGAACGCCGAGTTGCACTGACGTCCTCCGCAGATATCACCATCATCAATCGTGAGAACCTTGAGTGGCTGATTGAAGACAGCGGATTCCCATTTGACTTTGATATGGTCATTCTTGACGAGCTCTCTTCCTTCAAAAATCATCGGTCGAAACGCTTCCGTTCCATGATGAAAGTAAGGCCCAAGGTAAAACGTATCGTAGGACTTACCGGTACCCCTTCATCAAATGGCCTTATGGATCTCTGGGCGGAGTTCCGCCTTCTCGATATGGGCCAGCGCCTTGGACGGTTCATTACCCAGTACCGCACAAATTACTTCATGCCGGATAAGCGAAACGGTGAGATCATCTACTCTTATAAGCCGCTGCCGGGCGCGGAGAACACCATCTACCGGGAAATTTCGGATATCACGATTTCCATGAAGTCGACGGATCACCTGAAGATGCCAAAGCTCATCAGCAGCGAATACGAAGTCCGCCTGTCCGATGAGGAACAGAAACGGTACGACAGCCTGAAGAAGAATCTGGTTCTGCAGCTTCCAAGTGGCGACATCACAGCCGCCAATGCCGCGTCCCTCTCCGGAAAGCTGTGTCAGATGGCCAACGGTGCCGTTTACTCTAACACTGGCGACATCGTTCACATTCATGACCGAAAGCTGGACGCGCTGGAGGACCTGATCGAAGCGGCAAACGGGAAGCCTGTGCTGGTGGCCTACTGGTTCAAGCACGACTTCGCCAGAATATCCGAGCGGCTGCATAAGCTCCACATCCCGTTCTCCTGCCTTAACACTTCCGGCAGCATCCGCAGATGGAACAACGGCGAGCTTCCCGTGGCCCTCGTGCATCCCGCTTCTGCCGGGCATGGGCTGAACCTGCAAAGCGGCGGCTCCACGCTCATCTGGTTCGGACTGACATGGTCGCTGGAGCTCTACCAGCAGACAAACGCAAGATTGTGGCGGCAGGGGCAGACAGCAGGAACCGTGGTGATTCAGCACATCATCACGAAGGGAACCATCGACGAACGCATTCTGAAAGCCCTCTCGCATAAGAACAACACACAGGCAGCCCTGATCAACGCTGTGAAGGCGGACCTGAAAATCAGAGACAACTTTTGACAATCCGTGCCAATCCGAGTGAAACTTTCAATTCATCTTTACGGAGGTACGGTTATGCAGATAGCATGGAAATACCTGAATAAAAGGGCTGCCGCCTTGGATGCCCTCAAGGACTACGGCAACATGCAATTCATTCTGGAACACACGCCCGACAACATCCGAGCGGAGCATGAAAAGATGGAGAACGTCCGCAGTCCCAGTTTTGATAGGATGCCGCACGCCCATAACCCGCAGGCCTGTGAGGAACGCATTTTAAACGGCATCGAGGAAATCGACGTGCTAAAAGAGCGGTACTGGCAGGCGCTGGAGTACATGGCGTGGTTCCAGCCAGCGTGGGAAAATCTGACCGAGGGTGAGCGGTATGTGCTGAAAGCGTTTTACCTTTCCAACGGAACAGATGAACCCGTTGGCACAGTCTGTGAACACTTCAGCATAGAGCGTTCCTCCGCCTACAACAAAAAGAACCGCGCGCTGAAGCATCTGGCGCTGCTGCTGTACGGAAAGCAGTAAAGTGAGTAAAATCGTGGACGACTTTCCCGTTTGAGTGTGCTATACTAATAGCATAGAGAACTGAAAAGGTGAAAGCCATCGAGGAGAAATCCCCGGTGGCTTTCTTGATACCCATGAGGAAGTGAATGAATGCCATATAAACCAAAACGTCCGTGCCGTTACCCCGGGTGTCCACGTCTAACTGACGGTACCTACTGCGAAGAACACGCGAAGCTTGTGCGGCGGCACTACGAACAGTTTACCCGAGGTTACTCCACCAGCAAGCGCTACGGCAGAGCGTGGAAGAAAATCCGTGACCGTTACGTCCGCAAGCATCCGCTCTGTGAGCAGTGTTTGAAGGAAGGACGCTATGTTGCAGTCGAGGAGGTCCACCACATCATTCCTCTCTCCGAGGGAGGTACAAATGACGAATCAAACCTGATGAGCCTTTGCCGCTCCTGCCACGAGAAGATTCATAAGCAGCGTGGTGATAGATGATTTTTGGCGGGTGGGGGCGGTCAAAATCATGAAACACTCCTTCAGCGGAAAGCGCCGTCCCCTCACACGCGCGAAAAAAGCATATTCAAAAGGGTAATAAAAGAAGGCGGTGAGAAAGATACCAACAAAATCAAATAATACCGGCGGCCGCGGCGGCAGACGTTCGGGTGCTGGACGCAAAAAATCTGCAGTATCCGAGAAAGCCGCGAACGGAAATCCGGGCGGCAGACCGCTTGAGGTGCTGGATATCCCGGAGATGGAAGGTGCCGACATGCCAGCACCGCATGACTTTCTTTCTGCCAAGCAGCATGACGGCTCGACGCTCGAAGCCGGTGAAATCTACCGGGAAACCTGGGAATGGCTCCAGAGAATCGGTGTCGCGCAGAAGGTTTCGCCGCAGCTCTTGGAACGCTACGCTATGTGCTCCGCAAGATGGATTCAGTGTGAAGAGATAACAACGAAGCTCGGATATCTTTCAAAGCATCCGACGACTGGCAAGCCGATCCCTTCTCCCTTCATTAACATCGGCATCAACTACATGAATCAGGCCAACCGCCTATGGGATGAAATCTTCCAGATTGTGAAGGAGAACTGCTCAACAGAATACGGCGGCCTCAATCCGCAGGATGACGTCATGGAACGGCTGCTCCGCGCCAGAAAGGGAATATAAATGGATACAACCAAATTTGAGCAGGTACCGATCGATAAACTGGTGCCCTATGCCCGGAATGCGAGGACGCATTCAAAAGAACAGATTGCGCAGCTGAGAGCCAGCCTTCGGGAGTTCGGTTTTGTCTCTCCCGCCGTCATCGACAGCAAATACAACATCTTGGTCGGCCACGGCAGAGTGCAGGCGGCACGTGAGGAAGGCTATACCACCGTTCCCTGTGTCTTTGCCGAAAACCTGACGGATGCTCAGAAACGGGCCTATATCCTCGCGGATAACCAGCTCGCGCTGAATGCCGGGTGGGATGAAGAAATGCTGTCGGTTGAATTATCTGATTTACAGGATCAGTCCTTTGACCTTTCTCTTCTTGGCTTTGACAGCGACGAGCTCGAAAAGCTGATGAACGACGACTCCGGAAAAAACGTCGAGGACGATGACTTCAATCTTTCCGCTGCACTTGAGAAAGCGTCATTTGTGGAACGCGGCGACATCTGGACAGTTGGAAAACATCACCTCATGTGTGGTGATGCTACTTCGGCGGATGACGTGAACACGCTCATGGGCAACAAGAGGGCCAACCTCATCGTAACCGACCCGCCTTACGGAGTTTCCTTCAAAACCTCGGATGGTCTCACGATAGAAAACGACAGTCTGAAGGGCGGGGAATTCTATAACTTTCTGCTCTCCGCTTTCAAAAACATGGCTGACCATCTCGAAAAAGGCGGCGCGGCTTATGTGTTCCATGCGGATACGGAAGGCCTGAACTTCCGAAAAGCCTTCATTGATGCAGGCTTTCACCTCGCGGGTGTCTGCATCTGGGTAAAGAACAGTCTCGTACTCGGCCGCTCCGACTATCAATGGCAGCACGAGCCGATTTTGTATGGCTTTCTGCAGAATGGAAAACACCCGTGGTACGCTGACCGGAAGCAGACGACCATCTGGAATTACGACAAACCAAAACGAAACAAAGATCACCCGACTTCCAAACCGCTCGACCTCCTCGGCTATCCGATCCAGAATTCCAGCCAGGAGAACGCTGTCATCCTCGATACTTTCGGCGGTTCTGGTTCAACGCTCATGGCCTGCGAAAAGCTGAATCGGATCTGCTACATGATGGAACTTGACCCGAAGTATGCCTCTGTTATCCTTCGCCGGTATGTAGAGGATACGAATGATGCCGGGGATGTGCATGTAGAAAGAAATGGCGAGAAGATTCCCTATTCCAACCTCGTAAAAGACGTTGAAACCGAGGGTGTATAACACACAAATTTCATCCCGGTAATTCGGCGATATTCTACAGCACAAAATGCCCCAAATTGCTTGATAAATAAGGCCTTCTGAGTGATAGATGTACATACCAAAACGAAGGAGGCAAATACCAATGAAAGTAGATTACAACGTAACAGGAAAAGACAGGAAGTCCTTAGTCAACGTCATTGCCACGCTTACAGGAAAAAAGGCAGAATACCTCGGAATGCCAACGGCATCCTACAAAGTCGGCTGCTTCACAGTCGACCGGAACGGAACACTGGAGTTTGACGACAGGGCTGACAGCAAAGGAACCGAGGACCTTATCAAAGAGCTTGACAAGCGCGGCTTCACTGCCAAAGTTGGGGAAACGTCCGGAGAAGAGTCTGAAACGGCGGATGGCGCCGAACAGGGCGAAAACATGGGCCTTACAATTTCGGTTCCACTGGCGGCGGTCTCAACCTGCTCAAGGCGAAAGGTGCGCTTATCAAGAAGGCGCTTGGAATTGACGACATGCCGGTTGAAATCGGTGAGAATAAAGTTTCATTCCCATGGTTTCCGGAAATGCCGGGATCGGATGCATCCAAAGCATACGCCCATTTCATTGCCGCTCTCTGCAAACTCTCGAAAGACCAGAAACGGGTAAGCAGTACCGAACACCCGGCCGACAACGAGAAATACGCATTCCGCTGCTTCCTTCTGCGGCTCGGATTCATAGGACCAGAATACAAGCAGGAGAGAAAGATTCTGCTGAAGAACCTGACAGGAAATTCGAGTTTCAGGAACGGGGCGAAAAAAGAGGCCACTGACGATGAAATTTCCGAATAAAGAAACGGCTGAAAAGGTGAAGCGGCAGTTTCCAGTGGGATGACGCGTGGAACTCCTTCGGATGGACGATGCTCAGGCACCGCCCATCGGCATCAGAGGAATAGTCACTGGAGTCGACGACACCGGCTCCCTTCTCATAAACTGGGATAATGGCTCCAGCCTCAATGTAATTTACGGCATCGACATCGTGCGGAAGGTGGTGGATTCCGATGACTGAGAAAATTAAGGAACAGATTCTCGCGATTCAGAACACCGGCCTTACAAATATGTTCGACGTAAACGCCGTCCAGCGCCTTGCCTACAAACGTGATTTCTATGAGCTGGTGTTTTTCCTTGAGGAACACCGCAAGGAATATGTGCATTTCATTCTCACAAGCGAAGCGTAAACTACACAATTTTACCGTTCCTAAAAGGCTTGACTTCTCGCATAGAATTCTCCGGAATCCACTTGCTATTCGTTCCCTTCAGAGTGATATATGTATATGCAAAAAGGAAAACACATCTGAATAAAACGGAGGGAAAAGACCATGTGGAGCAAAGGAAGCCTAAAAATCGGAAATCACATCATTCACTACTGGGTCAAGCACTACGAGCAGGGCAGCCAGTACGGAATTGAAAACGAAGGCAGAATCTCGAAGCTCATGCTGAAAGAAAACGGTGCGGTCATTGCCAACTACGACCGGGGCTGGGATATGGAACCGGAAACGGAAGCCGCGCAGCTTGCCTATGCGATTTTGGTAAAGAAATATAACTGAACATGAATAGAAATATTCCGAAAGAAGAAGCCGTACGGCTCTTTCTCTCGTACCAACATAGATTTGTGAGGATCGCCAGTCGAATATATCGACAGGCGGCCTTTTATTTTGCCTTGAAAGGAGGATACCGCCGTGGCAATGAGAAAACTGAAACATTACAAGCCAACCCGCTTCATGGCAGAAGGTTCCGCCTACAACAAGGTTATGGCGGACTACGCCGTGACGTTCATCGAGCAGCTCTGCCATACCAAGGGCACATGGGCAGGAAAGCCTTTCGAGCTCATTGACTGGCAGGAGCAGATTATTCGTGACCTCTTCGGCATTCTGAAGCCGAACGGTTACCGGCAGTTTAACACGGCCTATATCGAAATCCCGAAGAAGATGGGAAAGTCTGAGCTTGCCGCTGCGGTCGCGCTGCTCCTCTGCTGCGGCGACGGAGAGGAACGCGCTGAGGTCTACGGCTGTGCCGCTGACCGCCAGCAGGCAGCCATCGTGTTCGACGTCGCCGCCGACATGGTCCGAATGTGTCCGGCGCTCGACCGGCGCATCAAAATTCTTGCTTCTCAAAAGCGGATTATCTACCAACCTACGAACAGTTTCTATCAGGTGCTCTCCGCCGAAGCATATTCAAAGCACGGTTTCAACGTCCACGGCGTCGTCTTCGATGAACTGCACACACAGCCGAATCGGAAGCTCTTCGATGTCATGACAAAAGGTTCCGGCGACGCCAGAATGCAGCCTTTATATTTTCTCATCACGACAGCCGGTAATGACACAAACACGATCTGCTACGAGGTCCATCAGAAGGCGCAGGATATCCTTGACGGCAGGAAGGTTGACCCGACCTTCTACCCGGTCATCTACGGTGCCGCTGAAACGGACGACTGGACAGACCCGAAGATCTGGAAGAAAGCAAATCCGTCGCTCGGCATTACAGTCGGCATCGATAAAGTCGAAGCAGCCTGTGAATCGGCGAAGCAAAATCCCAGCGAGGAGAACTCCTTCCGGCAGCTCCGCTTAAATCAATGGGTTAAGCAGGCCGTCCGCTGGATGCCGATGGATAAATGGGACACCTGTGCGTTCCCTGTAAACGAAGAGGAACTGGAAAACCGCGTCTGCTACGGCGGTCTCGACCTCTCCTCCACGACCGACATCACGGCATTTGTTCTGGTTTTCCCACCAAAGGACGAGGAGGATAAGTACATCGTTCTCCCGTACTTCTGGGTACCGGAAGAAACGCTCGACCTCCGTGTTCGACGCGACCACGTGCCCTATGACGTCTGGAAGAAGCAAGGGTATCTCGAAACTACGGAAGGAAATGTGATACACTACGGCTATATTGAAAAGTTCATCGAGCGTCTGGGTGAGTGCTTCAATATCCGGGAGATCGCCTTCGACCGGTGGGGAGCTGTGCAAATGGTGCAGAACCTCGAAGGCATGGGTTTCACGGTCGTTCCGTTCGGACAGGGCTTTAAGGATATGTCGCCGCCCACGAAGGAACTCATGAAGCTCACGCTGGAAAAACGCATCGCACACGGCGGTCATCCGGTGCTCCGCTGGATGATGGACAACATCTTCATCCGCACCGACCCTGCAGGAAATATCAAAGCGGACAAGGAAAAAAGTACGGAAAAAATCGACGGCGCGATTGCAATGATCATGGCGCTTGACCGTGCCATCCGCTGCGGCAACGACAACGGCGCTTCTGTTTATGATGACAGAGGCATTTTATTTCTGTAAATAATATTTTCATTTTTGCTTGCTGTTAGCTTGCATATTGCAGCCAACTTGTGTTATGCTATCCGTGAAAGGATGGGATTTGTATGGCACGAACTTCTAATGTTTTCGCCCGTGTAGAGCCAGAAATCAAAAAGCAAGCCGAAGAAGTACTCAATCAGCTCGGCATTCCGATGTCCAATGCTGTAGGAATGTTTTTAAGACAAGTCGTACTGCAGCGCGGTATTCCATTTGAAATAAAGCTGCCCGCGAATGCTCCGATTGCCTTTGGTGCCCTTACCAAAAAACAATTTGATACTGAAATGAACAAAGGTATGGACGATATAAAGGCAGGCAAGGTTTATTCGTCAGATACCGTTGAAAAAGAGATGAAGCGGGACTTTGGAGTATGAGCTGGGAAGTTGCATATTCCGAAAAAGCGCGCCAGGATTTAAGAAGCATTTATGAATATATGGCAGACGGGCTCTGTGTTCCGGATACAGCGGTAAAGCAGGCAGGACGGATTTTGCAGCATATAAAGAGTTTGAGTAAAATGCCTCTGCGTTACCGATTATACGAGGATGAACCTTGGCACAATGGGGCTGCGTTTCTTTCCCGTAGACAATTATCTGGTTTTCTATCTGCCAAAAGAAACGGATAAAATGGTATATATTGTCCGCATCATGTATGGCGGACGGGATATCAGAAAGCAGCTCCGTGAAACAATAAAATATTAATTGCTGAAAGCATCTATCGAAAGGTAGGTGCTTTCTTTATGCCATTTTTCAGAAAGCCTGGTGATTCATATGAGCATCTTCAGAAGCCTTTTCCGGTCACGGGATAAGCCAGGACACCGTCCTAAGGACTCAACGAACGGCAGCGGCTACCGTTACTACTTCGGAAGTTCATCGTCCGGCAAAGCCGTGACAGAACGCTCCGCCATGCAAATCTCGGCGGTCTACGCATGTGTCCGCGTCCTTTCGGAAGCCATTGCGAGCCTGCCACTGCACCTTTACCGCTATACAGACAAAAACAGCAAGGAAAAGGCTGTCGACCACCCGCTCTATCCGCTGCTTCATGACGAACCAAATTCAGAGATGACTTCGTTCATCTTCCGGGAAACGCTCATGACGCACCTTTTACTTTGGGGCAACGCTTACGCACAGATCATACGGAACGGCCGCGGCGAGGTCACGGCACTTTATCCTCTCATGGCAAACCGGATGCGTGTCGACCGGGACGAAAACGGCCACCTTTACTATGAATACCAGATGAGCACGTCAGACGCTCCGACGATGAAGGCCGGGACGGTCAGGCTCACGCCTTCCGACGTGCTGCACATTCCGGGACTTGGCTTTGACGGTCTGGTCGGCTATTCGCCGATCGCGATGGCGAAGAATTCCATCGGCATGGCAATGGCGACAGAAGAATATGGAGCTACATTTTTTAAGAACGGTGCAAATCCATCCGGCATTCTGTCAATGCCGGGCGTCGTGAAAGACCCGGAGAAAATAAGGAACTCATGGGAGGCCGGATTCGGCGGGAGTTCCAATTCCAACAAGGTCGCCATTTTGGAAGAAGGCATGACCTATACGCCGATTTCCATCAGTCCGGAGCAGGCGCAGTTCCTTGAAACGCGCAAGTTCCAGTTAGACGAAATTGCGAGGATTTTCCGCATCCCGCCGCACATGATCGGCGATTTGGAACATGCAACCTTCTCGAACATTGAGCAGCAAAGCTTGGAATTTGTCACTTATACGCTGGAGCCGTGGCTCGTACGCTGGGAACAGTCCATGCAGCGCTCGCTCCTTTCTCCGGAGGAAAAGAAAAGCTACTTCATCCGCTTTAATGTAGACGGGCTCCTGCGGGGAGACTACCAGAGCCGCATGAACGGTTATTCGACCGGCATTCAGAACGGAATTTTTTCCGTGAATGATGTGCGGGAACTTGAGAACATGGATCTCCTTTCCGACGAGGAAGGCGGCAATATCCACGTCCTGAACGGAAACGTGGTAAAGCTCGCGGATGCCGGATCAGCATACAATCAGAATTCAAACAAGGGGGATACCAATGGAAAAGGCAAACAAGTTCTGGAGATGGGCAAGAAATAAGCTGCCCGATCCAGCAAATCCCGGACAGGAAACGGAAGAACGGACGCTGTTCCTTGACGGTACAATCGCGGAAGAGAGCTGGTTTAACGACGACGTCACTCCGGCTCTTTTTAGATCGGAATTGGAAAGCAGCTCCGGTAACATCACTATATGGCTGAACTCTCCGGGCGGCGACTGTTTTGCGGCAGCACAGATTTACAACATGCTCCGCGACTACAAGGGCAAGGTCACAATTAAGATTGACGGTCTTGCGGCTTCCGCGGCAAGCGTCATTGCGATGGCTGGCGACAAAGTTCTGATGTCTCCGGTCTCGATGCTCATGATCCACAATCCGAGCACAGTCGCTATGGGCAGCACTGACGAAATGCAGAAGGCAATCGAAATGCTGGACGAGGTGAAAAACTCCATCGTCAACGCTTACCAGACAAAGACCGGCCTTTCGAGGAATAAGCTTAGTAAGCTCATGGACGAAGAGACCTGGATGAATGCCGGGAAAGCGGTCGAACTGCATTTTGCGGACGGTGTGATTGAGAGGAGCTCCCTCTATGGTAGAAAACCGGAAACAGAGCCTGACGAAACACCTGCTGAGGATGAACCGGACGAAAGAACCACATCAGAAAAGGAATCCGATGAGGTTGAGCCGAAATCCATGCTCTTCTCCCGTTACAGAGCTGCGGCAGCCATGAACAAGAAGCTCTGCGACTACTGCAGGGAACATTCCGAAAAACCGCCTGATAACGAAAAGCAGGCAAAAGTTTACAACACAGGCAGATCGGTCGAAGACCTCGAAAAGCGTCTCGACCTCATGAAACAGTTCATTTAATAGGAGGACAACATCATGAATGTACAGGAATTAATTAATAAGAGAGCCAAGGCGTGGGAAACGGCAAAGGCATTTCTCGAATCCCACCGCAGCAGCGGCGGCATCCTTTCTGAGGAAGACGGAGCCACCTACGACAAGATGGAAAAGGAAATCACCGGCCTCACAAAGGAAATCGACAGGCTGAACCGCCAAAAGTCTATCGAAGAACAGATGAGCCAGCCGGTCAATATTCCCCTTACCGGGAAGCCAGGTGCCGGAACAGAGAATAAGCCGGAGAAACACGGCAGAGCATCTGACGCCTACGCGAAAGCAATGCTCACAGCCATGCGCAGCGGCTTCCACCAGGTGTCAGACATTCTGCAGGAAGGCACTGACGCGAACGGCGGTTACCTCGTTCCGGAAGAATGGGACTCCCGCCTTATCGACAAACTCACAGAAGAGAACATCTTCCGCAGCCTTGCAACGACCATCACTACGTCCGGCGAACACAAGATCAACATTGCGGGCACAAAACCCGCGGCGGCATGGATTGAGGAAGGCGAAGCGTTGACTTTCGGAGATGCGACGTTCGACCAGATCGTCCTTGATGCACACAAGCTCCACGTGGCCATCAAGGTAACCGAGGAACTGCTTTACGACAACGCCTTCAATCTGGAGAACTACATCATTGACCAGTTCGGCAAAGCGTTCGGCAATGCCGAAGAGGACGCTTTCCTGAACGGCAGCGGAACCGGAAAGCCGACCGGCATCTTTGCGGACAAAGGCGGCGGTGTAACGGCTGTAACCTTAAGTGGTACAAAGCTCGCGACGGATGATATTCTCACCCTGATTTATGCCTTGAAGCGCCCGTACCGCAAGAACGCCTGCTTTATTCTGAATGACTCCACCCTCGCGGCAATCCGCAAACTCAAGGACAACAACCAGGCCTACATCTGGCAGCCGTCCTATCAGGCTGGCGAACCGGACAGGCTTTGCGGATATCCGGTGCGTACTTCCGCTTATGCGCCTGCTCTTGAAGCCGGAAAAGCCGCGATCGCCTTCGGTGATTTCAGCTACTACAACATCGGTGACAGAGGAACCAGAAGTTTTCAGGAACTCCGCGAGCTCTTTGCCGGTAACGGAATGATTGGCTATGTGGCGAAGGAACGTGTCGACGGCAAGCTCGTGCTGCCGGAAGCTGTCCAGATCCTGAAAGCTGGAGCAAGTGCCTGAATCAACTGATTCATAAGCAAAACAGAGGCGGTGACACATCATGCTGATTACACTGGATGAAGCAAAGCTTTATCTGCATATTGACTCTACAGATGAGGATTCCATGATAACGGGATTTATAGAAACAGCGGAGAAACTATGCATGAATATCGCACGTGTAGACGAAACGGGGCTTCTTGCTTCAAAAGAAACCGCGCGGATTGCGGAGCTTTACGCGGTGGCCTATCTGTACGAAAACCGGGAAAACGCAGATTTCAAGGAGCTGACTTCCATGCTCCGTGCCATCCTTTTTGGCATCCGCAAAGACACGTTTTAGGAGCGCCTGCCATGAGATACAAAATGCACATCAGTGAACTGCGGACCTTAATCCGCATTCAAAGGAAAGTGGTCACCGGCACAGGTATTCACAAAACGACCGACTGGATTGACCTTGGAAACCTGCTTCCCACTGACCCGCCCCGTTATCTGCGGTGCAAATGGTATCCTTTGGGCGGAACCGAAGCGTGGATTGCCCAGTCCGTCCAGGTGATTGACGCGGCGAATGTTGTTTTGCGGTATAATCCGCTGATTACCGCTTCCTGCAGGCTGATCCGTGGCAGCATTGTTTATACCATCATCGACCCGATGGATCCGGACCAGCACCGCGAATGGACAGCTTTTAAAGTCAAGGCTTCTTTAAGCGTTTAATCCTTTCAGAAAGCTTTTGAGCGGTCGTCCATACGGGCGGCCGCTTTTTTCATGCACAAATTCAAGGAGGCATGTCTCATGAAAGAATTCTGGAATTCCATACAATTTGTGTTTGCTGCCATCGGCGGGTGGCTCGGCTATTTTCTCGGCGGCTGCGACGGTCTGCTCTATGCGCTGCTTATCTTTGTCATCTGTGACTACATCACCGGCGTCCTGTGCGCAATTTCAGACAAGAAGCTCTCATCCGAGGTCGGTTTCAGGGGAATCTGCCGGAAGGTGCTGATTTTTCTGCTGGTCGGAATCGGAAACGTAATTGACGTGCAGGTTCTCGGCCAGCCGGGCGTGCTCCGGACGGCAATCATCTTCTTTTATCTCTCGAACGAAGGGCTGTCTCTGACAGAGAATGCGGCGCACCTGGGACTTCCGATACCGGAAAAACTCAAGACTGTGCTGAAACAGCTCCATGACCGTGATGAAAAGGAGGACAAGTAACATAGCTGCCATAGAAATTCATGTATCGGTGTGACAGTGCTATATTGATTTCAACAGGGTAAAGGCAAATAACATATTGTACAGCATCTACCTTGCCTGCGAGTGTTCCTTCATCGGAATGCCCGCGGGCTTTTTTGATTTTCTTCCGCTCAAGTCGCTCCTCCATCTCCAGTGAAAAGTGGAGGTGGATAACCGATGACAGAAGAAGCAAAAACGGATCATACCGGATTTTTTACACCGGAAAAGCTGCAGGGCGATTTTGATTACTACCGCGCTCAGAAAATTGCAGAAACCATGCTCGCAAACGGTCTGATTTCACAGGCTGAATTCAACAAATTAACGGACATCAACCGCAGAACTTTCTCCCCTCTGTACGTGGAAATCATGCCGGAAATTGCTTGATAGTTCCGGCATTCAGAGTGATAGATAGACGTACCAAGAGGAGGTGAGTGCATGAAAAAGGTCACGAAAATTGAGGAAAACAAAAAGGCCAATTTTCATGGCAGGAAGCTTCGCGTAGCCGCTTACTGCCGTGTTTCGACCGATTCTAATGAACAGGCAGAAAGCCTGAAGGCCCAGAAGGAGCACTATGAAAGTTACATCAAGTCGCGCGATGACTGGGAGTTCGCTGGGCTTTATTATGATGAAGGTATCACTGGCACAAAGAAAGAGAAGCGTCCGCAGCTGCGGAAAATGATGGCCGACTGCAAAGCTGGAAAGATCAATTTCATTTTAACCAAATCCATCAGTCGTTTTTCCCGGAATACGGCTGACTGTCTTGAACTGACGCGAAAACTTCTTACACTGAATATTCCCGTTTACTTTGAAAAGGAAGACATCAACACCGGGGCAATGGAAAGCGAACTGTTCCTTTCTATCCTGTCCAGTATGGCTCAAAACGAATCTGTTTCCATTTCGCAAAATGGCAAATGGTCGGTTCAGAAACGATTTGAAAGCGGGACCTTCAAAATCAGTTACCCGCCCTATGGCTATGACTGGAACGGCGAGAAGATGGTTATTAACCCCGCTCAGGCTCAAGTTGTAAAACAGATTTTTTCTGAAACGCTGTCTGGAAAAAGCAGCCCTGCCATTGCGAAGGAACTCAATGCCGGGCATATTCCCAGCAGGAGAAGCGGGCATTGGACCAGTACGACTGTCCGCGACATGTTGACAAACGAAAAATACACCGGCGACTGCCTGTTTCAAAAGACTTATACCGATTCCCAGTTTAACCGGCATCACAATCGCGGTGAGAAAAACCGGTATTTATTGCAGAACCATCATGAGGCAATCATCAGCCATGAAGATTTCAACATGGCGGCGGCACTCATTCGTGAACGCGCCGCTGAAAAAGGTGTAGAGAAGGGAAGCCGCAAATATCAGAATCGGTATCCATTTTCCGGGAAGATCATCTGTGGAGAATGCGGCAGCACCTTCAAGAGAAGAATCCACACCTGCAGCGATTTCAAATATGCTGCATGGTGCTGCAAAACGCACATTGAGGACAAGAGCAAGTGCTCGATGAAGTTCATCAGAGAGGATGCAATTCAGTTTGCCTTTGTCACCATGATAAACAAGCTGGTCTTTGCGCACCGTCTCATTCTGAAGCCCTATGTTGAAACCATCAAAAGTTCATCTTCCGACGATGCGGTTCGTCGCGTCCAGAAAATCCAGACGCTTTTGCTGCAGAATGCCGAACAGCGTGAAACGCTCCAGAAACTCATGGCACAAGGATACCTCGATAAAATCCTTTACAGCAAAGAAAAGAATGAGCTCCTGATGAAGGCCAACGACCTCCGGACGGAAGCTGATTCCCTGAATAACCGAAAAAGTGAAGGCATCCACACGGTTACAGAAGCGACCGCCCTTCTCCATTTTACGGAAAAAGGCGTCATGCTGGATGATTTTGACGGGGTGCTTTTTGAAAAATTCGTTAACCGCATTCTTGTAAAATCCAGAAATGAACTCTGCTTTGAGATGAAATGCGGTCTGACGCTGACAGAAAGGATTTGAGTCCATGGGACATACACCATTCGGATACCGGATTGAAAACGGAATTGCCGTCGTTGACAAAGAGAATGCCCGGAAAATACGAAAACTCTACACTAACTATCTTTCCGGACTTTCCCTTACCGAAGCCGCTAAAGAAGCCGGTATCGAAATGTACCACTGCTCTGCAAAACGCATCCTGAGAAACCGGCATTACCTCGGTGATGATTTCTATCCGGCCATTATCAATGCAGATACATTCCGGAAAGCAGAGGAAGAGTTGGAAAGCCGTGCTGAGAAGCTCGGCCGGAAGAACAGGAGAAAGGAAACAGTTCCACAGGCACTGCCGACGAGGTTTTCCGTAAAACCTGCAGAAAAGCATTTTAACGACCCGGTCCTGCAGGCGGAATACCTCTATGGGCAAATTGAAAGCGAGGCAGATTCATGGGAAAAGTCATGCTCATTCCTGCAAAAAGGCAGGTCGGAAACAATGAGAGAGCAGAAGAAAATCCACGGCTGAGAGTTGCGGCCTACTGCCGGGTCAGCACGGACAGCGATGAACAGGCAACAAGCTATGACGCGCAGGTCAAGCACTACACGGAGTACATCCAGAGGAATCCGGAGTGGGAATTCGCAGGCATTTATGCCGACGACGGCATCTCCGGCACGAACACCAAGAAGCGGAATGAATTCAACCGGATGATTGACGACTGCATGGCCGGGAACATCGACATGATTATCACAAAATCCATCAGCCGGTTTGCCCGAAACACGCTGGACTGCCTGAAATACATCCGGCAGCTCAAGGACAAGAACATTCCGGTCTACTTCGAAAAGGAATCCATTAACACATTGGATGCGAAAGGTGAAGTCTTGCTGACGATTATGGCCAGCCTTGCCCAGCAGGAAAGCCAGAGCCTTTCGCAAAACGTAAAGCTCGGCCTGCAGTACCGCTACCAGCAGGGAAAAGTGCAGGTCAATCACAACCGATTTCTCGGTTATACCAAAGACGAGAACGGCCATCTCATCATTGACCTGGAACAGGCAGAGATTGTAAAGAGAATTTACCGCGAATACCTTGAAGGCTCCAGCATGGGCAGGATTGCCGCTGGACTTGAAAAAGATGGCATCCTCACCGGAGCCGGAAATACGAAATGGCACACCAGTACCATCAACAAAATTCTCCGCAACGAAAAGTACATGGGCGATGCCCTGCTTCAAAAGACTTATACGGTCGACTTCCTTACCAAGAAGCGAATCAAGAATAACGGCACGGTTCCGCAATACTACGTGGAAGCCGACCATGAAGCCATTATCCCGAAGGACATCTTCATGCAGGTGCAGGAAGAACTGGTCCGCCGCCGTGTGGTGTATGTCAGCCCTTCCGGCAGAAAAAGAAATTTCTCCTGCAGCCACCCATTCGCGCAGATGGTCTACTGTGGGGAATGTGGAGAGCTTTACCGCCGGATTCACTGGTACAGCCGGGGTAAAAAATCCATTGTCTGGCGGTGCATCAGCCGGTTGGAGTCCACTTCGGCAAAAGAACCCTGCCACAACCGCACGGTGAACGAAACCGTATTGCAGGATGTTTCCGTAAAAGCAATCAATCAGGTCCTTGAAGATAAAGACCACTTCACAAACGCCCTGCAGCAGAATATCGCCGCTGCCGTACGGCAAACAGATACCCTTTCACCAGAGGGGATTCAGAGACGGCTGGAAGAACTGCAAATAGAGCTCATCAAAAAAGCAAACAATCAGGACGATTACAAGGCCATCACAGATGAGATATTCCGGCTCCGGGCACAGAAAAAGCAGTCTGAATCCGAAAACACGCTTCGGGATGAAACCTTAAGCCGCATCCGTGAGTTGCAGGAATTCATCGCCGCTCAGCCGACCGAACTCACTGAATTTGACGAGACTCTGGTCAAGCGGCTGATTCAGAAAATCACCGTCTACGCGGACAAGTTTACGGTGGAATTCAAGTCCGGTGTAAGCGTGAATATAAAAGAATAAGAGTAAGCTGTCTTGATAGGCAATTTACCTTACAGGTTGAACAGCTTACTCTTATTCTTTTATATTCACG